CTAAATTTCTTTCTTCTTTATGTACAGATAATTCACCACTTAACCAATTTTCCATTCCTGTTTCAGGATCAATCATTGAAAGTTTATATCTATCATCTTCCCATTTTGGTGAAGTTAAATTGAATCCGGCATAAACTGTTGAATACTTAAAAAAGTTTGAAAATACTCCCTCTATTTGTCCAAATAAAAAGGATGTTGATAACAACAATCCAATTAATAACTGCCTCATTCTGTTTTCTCCGTGTTAGCGTTTCTATACAACTATAAATATTAGTCTTTCACAGAAATCTCTTTTTCGACTGCATGTAGTCCTTTTTGATTTTTTGAGTCCTCAGTAGATTTGGGCAAATAACCATCCGACTTTCTACGTGATTTATCCGATCCCGGTTTAACTCCCAGTTGTAACCTTTTTTCTAATGTTAAGTTTTTTAGCTTTTCGTTAGGTACTACCATTTTAGTACCCCTATCTTTCATATAAAATACAGTTTTAGTCATTCCAACTCTTACTATTCTGGCTTCTCTTCCACTAATATAGATAATATCATCATTATTAAAATCATTACCAATAAAAATTTGCATTCCCTGTATCATATTAATTATGGATTCCTTAAAAAAGAAACCCATTGCAAATGTAACAGCTATCCAACCATAATGACCTATGAATTGTTCCATAAGACTTTGCGCTTGGCTGTCCATTAGTGTCTCTCCCGTTAATTAATTAGATATTCGTTCTATTATAAATATAATATATACTATGAATTAAACATCAAACCGTAAAACAAAAGACATATCCATTGTAGGATCATTCTTGATAGGATTAGATGTTCTCCCTACAACCAATAATTCATTATTATCATTATACAAACCAATTGTAGTTATATAAGGTGCAAACTGTGAATGTGAAACGAATGGTTCTACGAATTGAGTTGCATTATAGCTTGATGCAAATGAACCAGTTGAATTAAAACCACCACTTGGATTATCTCCAGGTGGAAAATAATAACGTGGCTCTGTTCCTTCTACAACTGTAATACTACCACTGCGCTGATGAGTAACACTTATATTTCTTGATGTATTAAATTTACCTGCCGGGGCTATAACCGTATATTCATGTTGATAAATTGTATGAGTTGACCTATAATCTATTTCAAATCCATCTGTTCCAGTTCCAAGTCCTACATCTTTATACGAACCCGTATCTGTGAAAACTAACATTCCTGTATCATAAAATACGTTTCCTATAACACTTCCACTACCTTCTGCAGTCCACTTTGAATTATCCCAACTACTACTTTTAAATGCTGCATAACTTGATGAATATGCATAATCATAAAGATTACCATCTCCATCATCTTTGATTGTAAAAGTTACATCCATACTATTATCTGTTACTTGTACTGATTTAGGTTTTATTTCTTCACCAAATAAATCTTGTGGAACTGAAATAACAGAGCATGAATCATGTAAAAGTCTATATTGTTTATTTGGATTAGTAGGACCATAACTTAAAAATGGTTCTTTTCTTCCAGACGATTTTGGAAGTTTTGGATTTTTACTAAATCTTTCGTAATAAAGATTATTTATAGTATAATATAATGGTAATGAATAATAAGTTCCAAGACTATATGGTTTTTTATTTAAACTTGCAGATAAAGAATTATAAACTCCAAAACTTTGAGATGCCGCAGAACTTGTTGAAAAATTATAATAACTTCCACTAATTCCTCTTAAACCATATATACCACTTCCACTATCGACATTAGTAAATTGAAATCTTTTATATGTTTTAAATGGATCAATGGAAACGTCTTGTGGGTGGACATTTCTTAACATAAAGTTTGCCCCCTATCAGTTAAAAGTCAAGCTTAACTTTGATAAGAGCTTCTCTCGAATATGATTTAAGTACAGGTTGACTTAGTTTAGCAACTGCCAATAATTCATTAGAATCATTAAAAAGACCAACAGTTGTAATATATGTTTTTGGATCTTTAAAAAATGTAGCCTGTGTAAATGTACCATCAGATGCTGTAAAAAATGTTGGATTATTACTAAAATTAAATTCCTTGTTTCCTGCTCTACAGAAAAAATGAGTGGAAGAAAGTCTTTCTTCTCTACGGGCTTGAAATTTAGCTCCTTGTACAATTGAATCAAAAAATCTTGGTACATTACCACCAAGTGTATTTGAACCTGAATCTGAAGTAATATCTGCTACTAAACTATCTACCTGATTACCATTCAACACAATTAATCCTGTATCAGGATAAAATAATCCAATACCACCACCTGCTTGTGATGCTGCTGCTGTTTTAGTTACTGCAGTTCCTGTTGCTATAGAACCACTAATTACATTAAATACTCTTCCACCTATTCCAGAAGTTGGATTAGTAGTAGCTTTACTATCATCAATTAATTTGACCTGATTGGCGTTTCCGGCATCTAAATGAAGTTCCCAATTCCCTGGGTCTACTTTTTCTCTCATCCTTGAACGCTTAAATGAAATAGCGTAAAAATGATCTGAAATGTTATCCCCGGCATATGTAAATCTATCTATATTTGGACCCAATAGTAAATTAACAAGTTGTGCGTGAATTGCTGCCGTTGCTCTATTTCCTGTTGCTGCACCTACTGTACCTAAAGAACCACTACCATGTACGTGTCCATAAGTTACAGAAAACTGAATCTCTGCTTCACTATCTGTCGCTGGACTTGTTTTATAAATATCGTAATAATAGGCTCCATTTGAGGAACTTTGTGCAGATTGTGAATAAAACGCTGAAAGTGTACCTGACCCGCCTGACCAAATACCAGAAGATATAGTAGACTTAATATTCTTTACTACATCATTGTCTGCGTCAAATAATTTAAATGCTCCTGATAATGCCATTGTTATCTCCTTCTATAATTCTTATGATTGTGAACCACCACCTGGACTACCAAGATTGGTTTTATTAACGGATACACTCACGGTAGTAGTTGCCCCAGTTTGATTACCAACAATGGTAATCTGAGTAGTTTTTTGTTCTGGACTTGTAAATATTTGTGGAAGTACTCTAGCAGTTAATCCACTTACGTTTTGACTTTGTGTCAATTCTTCATCACTTAAAGTAATAGGAACTAACGGTGCAGATGGACTTGGTGCCGCCTGACCAACTTGAAGTGTTGCCACCGTAGTATCATGTATAATAAAAGTATATCCCTGTTCAGAATCAGTTGAATTTAATGTTCCAGGTGCAAGTAATTCACCATTTCCACCACCCTGACTGAAAGCTAAAGTGGCTACTGCAACATCAAGAATAGGTAATCTTGAAGTTTCTTTTGGTAAAGTTACAAGTTTATATTTTAATGCCTGTGTTTCATCTGAAACTGGTTCTAATAGTGGCATGTTTTCAATAACTGCTCCATAATAGTTAGTTCCATTGGGATGTGCTGTATCCCAAAGACGATAATCAACTTCATCGTCTGCTAATGCGAACTTTGTTACTGCAAATTCGTTTCTACCACGAGCTAAAAGTTCTCTACCACGCTTGGTAAGAACTGCATCTATCGTAATAGTTGTATTATTAAGAAATCCCATTTTTGTCTCCTAAATATAGATTTTTTTGTTTTTAAACGGAGTTTAATATCTGATAGTGAATAAAACTTTCTCACTTATAAATATATCAAATTCCAATTTTTGTTAGTTTTACTTGACTCTAAGCTTAGATTCTCCAGGATCTTGTGTTATAAGAGTAGTTGGTGAGGTTATCGTTATAGTAACTGGATTTTCTAAGTCTAATGTACTATCTTTTGTCTGTAAAGTTCCCCCATATGCTAATCTAAAATATGAATTATCATATCCAACACTTTGAACTTCACTTCTTACTAATGACCGAGAAGAATAATTTCTTCGTTCTGTATCCCAAACATATCCGTGATCTAAAAATGCATTTTTTGCAGATGAATAGAAAAATTTATATTCAAAATTATGTTCTGAGAGTACTGAAGATGATATATTTGGTTGTAGTGACTCTCTAAATATCTTTTCAGGAGCACCTATTGTTATATCAACATTACCCCATTTTTCTTCACCACCACCCCATCCAGTAGTAGATGACGAAAGATTATATAAAGACGCGTTCCCCAATGTAGATGTAACAGAACCTTCATGAGTATTATAAGAACCAGTTACAAATGCATAATCAAATAAACTAGCCGAACCTTCGTAATATGGATGTAATCCAGTTGGTGTTGGTACAGCCTGGGGTATTGATGCAGACATTGGAAGTGTCTCTGCGGATGCAGATTGTACATACATAGGAACATTACCTCTAACCAACAAATCTTCAAAAGTTGGTTTTTTACCCACAACTTCCTTTTTTCTTTCAAGAATATTTGGTTCAATCAACAATCCAACACTTGCTCGTGCACGGGCTGGTACGCATGCCCTTAATTGTTCAAAAATAGAACCATCATAATACCTTATTAACCTAATATAATCCCAAAAATTATTTGGAGAATCATATTTTTGCCAATAAGTTGTTGCAACATCTTCTAATGTTCTATATCTACGTTTATATTTGTCCCGTGGATCACCAATGTATTGGTCAAAGTCTAAGTTTGCAACAGAACGGATTATGTCGTCATCAATAACACTCGTTGGTGAAAAATATATCCCTAATTTATTAGAATCAAGTGCGGCCAAATCGTATGCACTAAGTTCAGATCTTTTTTCAACAGACAAACCACCAAACGCCAATTTACTACTCTCCAATCTAATTTTATTTGAAACTCTCCTACTTGGACCCACATTTGGAATTAACATTTGTTCTTCATCTACTACAGAACTAAAATGTGGTCTATTACCTAATGTATATCCAACAGCAGTTCCTGCCTGAGTATAAGATTGGTCTGCACTTGTATCACGAATTGAAGTGGAACTATCAAGATTTGTATTATCATCAAACGAATATCGTAATACCAAATCTGTCCATGATGCAGATGCATGATTTCCATCAAATGATTTTGGTGCCTTTACATGATTATCAAATGAACCAGAATTTAATGCTGAATTCCAATAACGAAATTCCATCATAGAACCACTAAATTGATTACCAAAATCATCGGTTGATTTACCACCAATATATGCAGTTTCATTTCCTACAAATGAACTATTCCATGATGAACTTGTTGCCCCATCAATAGTCATAGTTGTATAAGATTCTAAATAAATCTTACTTCTACCCTCATCATATTTCTTAACGTATAATCTATAATCAACTTGTTGTGAAGTAGTATCTGCTGTTAATTGTGCCCCACTTGATGAAACACGATTTAACATTACAGAATAAAATTCACCATCATAAATTGGTAAAGCAGAAGATGAAAGTTCTGCGGCACTTCCAGCAGATGCATTCAATACAAACGAAACAGTCCCATAATTATCTGATGAAGCATTATCTTTTAATCTTATAGCGAAACCATGAGTTGTTCCTGCTTGAAATAAAGTTTGATTAGAACCACTTGCTGCTTTAAATCTAAATTCTATTGTATCTGGTTTTCTTCCACTATTAGTATCGTTTACCCATGTTGTCTGAATATATTGGCCGGCTTTAAAATCTACTGCCTTAGTAAAACTTCTATCTATAAAATATGATGGTTGATCGCCTGGATTTGGGTCAGGACCTCCATATTCTTTAACTCTTAAAATACTTGATGGAATACCATAACAATTTATCAATCCCTTAAATGAACGAATAGTTCCTCTCGTTTTAAGGAAAAATGGCATATTATTTATTATACGTTTCCAAATTTCTCTTGAAATATCTTTCTCTGGAACTGTGGAAAGTTGGGTGAAAGTACTTGCATCTGATCCTGTTGCTTCTTGTCCGAGAACATATCCTGGTAAATCTACTAAATCTTTACCATCATTAAAATAAAATCCAAGAGAAGTTCCTACTGCATAAATTAAATCTTTTGATAAACCTTCAGTTAATTTTTGTCGTCTATCATAAATCTGTGGAATTTCATTTATATATGACCAAATATTATCAAAATGTTCTCCAGTCATATTAATAAAAGTATGAAATGGTGCATTTGCACTTTCATTTATTATATGGTCAGGTATATTGCGTAACAATCTATTTCTATTATTTCTATCATGTAAAGATGCAGAAGATATTTGTCCATCATACCAAGATATGGCCTGTGATGCAGTAACTGGATATGGAACATATGGACTCAACTCAGTACCTGCTCCTGATGATACTGGCCAGGAATTATCATAAAATTCTCCAAGTGAACTTGAAAAATAAGAAGAACTTTGAAAATACATATACTTCTCAAATGGTGTAAATTCATTTTTTATCTTTCTTGATTTCATCGCCAAACTTGAAGTTTGTGCATATGTTAATGATCCAGAAATACCTGATAAATTATTACTTTGACTTGTATATAATTCTACTTTCTGTAATTTAGTTTTAAAGTTTTTTAATCTATCCTCTATAGAACTAAAATGTATAAAATTGTCCCACTGTCTATAATCTATACCAGTAAGTTCTATACTTTCCATAAAACTACCACTTAGTATTTCATTTTCTATTGCCTCTTTTATACTTTTATCACCCGTAACTAAATCATCATATGATTTAAATTTTGTATCTCGTGGAACAAAATAACTTTCGGCATGAGTTTCAGTATCCCATTTTGGATTTCTTAAAACTACAGCATCTATATCTTCTTCTACAAAATCTACTAACTGTACTGTTTCTGTATGGGACGGGACCATTTCTTTTACAACATAAGTTAAATCTCCTTTTGATACACCGTCTGGCAATGGTTCATATAATTTATAAACTACTGAATATGGATATTCAGTATACTTGTTGGTATCTTTTTGAAAATTAACAATAAGATTTGATTTATCCTCATCAAACTGTAAATAAGTGTATAAATCTTTTGGATTATTATGGTAAGTAATAAACCATTCTGGATAGAGCAACTCAAAATTAGTAAGATTACCAACTCTTTGGCCCTGGACTTGCCAACTCTCTTCAGCAACTAACCTTTGGCTATTAATAACATCAACTATCTCTGAAGAATATGATTCATAAATTGGTGTTTGTCCATCACCACTTGTTGTATATTGTGCATCAAAATCATCTCCAAAGTTAATCCACGCCCCAGGTGGGTCTTTATATACCCAAAGATTTCCATCTTCATCAATTATTTGTTGTCCTATAAAATCTGGAGGTATTGGTAATCCGTTTTCATCAAACCCATCTAACGGATTTTCATCCCCTTCTGTATCAAAATTTTCAGAACGGTTTACTGTTCTTGCTCCCTCTATATCAAATCCAAGTTTTCCATAATTTTCAGCATCAGATAAATTAAAATCCCATGCAAATGCGGCCCGTAAACCAGCACCACCAACACCACCAGTACCAACACCATCACCTGCACCTACACCATCACCTGCACCATCACCTGCACCATCACCTGCACCATCACCTGCACCATCACGATTTTTCCGTAACATTATAACAGCACCAGCAACAGCGGCTAATACTAAAGCTCCAAGTGCCAATCCTGGTAACAATCCTTTAAGTTTATCCCATAAACTTAGTCCATCTGGTGCCGAGACTGTTGCGGTTGGACTCTGTGGCCCTCCACCACTTCCACCAACAGGTCCTCCACCAGGTTCTACCTCAACACCTTCACCACAAGCACCCATTCGTGGTATCATTGTGTTTTCTTTACCACCCCAATATATAATTCGGTTTTTCATTACATTTCTAGCCCAATTATTGCAGTTAAATTAGTATTCCCTGACATTACCACAGTTCTTGTAGCGTCTTGTGAACTATCTAGCCATTGTATAAATCCATAATTATCTTGTGGATAACTATCATCAAATATTTCTATATTAACCGCAGTACCTTCTAAATAACTTTCATTATGACTTCTTCCAACATTAACATTATCTATCCTAATAAACCCATCTATGTCATGATCTGGCTCACCATCTCCTTGTTCAAGAGTATATGGTAAACTTACTGGACTATAACCAGGACCTGGGTTTGTATCATATTTAAGAAGTATATTTAAAGTATAATAAGTATCTTGAGTTCCTGAATCATCATCTCCTGAATCATCTCCCGAATCATCTCCCGAATCTTCTTCTCCATAACTTCCTAAATAGTATTCATCAGTTATGGGTACATCTAATCCAAGTGGATCTCCAGTTAATTGAGTCCCACCTATTTGTGGACCAACGGGGATATTATTTATAAGACCAGTATATAAACTAACATCTGAACCACTAACCATTCCTCTTATCTCTCGTAATAAATCTACATTATATTGACTGGTAATCCACCTTCTATGACCCGATTGGATGTACCATCTCGAAGTTGTAGCGGCTGATGTTCCCGCATATTTTTGTGGTGTTCCATTACTTGTATTTCCATCCCATTTAATAATTTTACCATCAAGTGGTGAACTTGGTGTAGGGGCCGTTGGTGAATCTGGATCATCAAGGGGATATGAAATATTTAAAGGATTATCTAATGTAACTGTATCTACAAAATTAGGACTATTAATTACTACTGAAACATCCATACGTCCATCTATCGTATAATCATGAGTAATTTCAGGTCCACCAAACTCTTGATGACCACAACCAAAATCCCAATAATAAGAAAGTTGTGATGGTGCCACATTTCCACTTTCTCTCTTTGCCGTAAATATTACTGGAGTACCCGTTGTTGCGTTTCCATCTGTATAATTTGATTCAACTGTTATAACTGGTATTGGATCTTCTAATGACCAATTACCATTTTCATTTGTATTTGTATGTTCTGTATATCCTATGACAAATGCATTTTCAACTTCAAGAGTTCCACCTACATATTTTTGTTTAAATCCGGGATCTCCACCCGCCTTAGTATCAAATTGAAATGCCGTACTATCAATATCACTAAATTTCCCCAATCCGTTTAATCCACCACCAGACATTATAGCACCAAACCCCTTTACTGAAGTATAAATTCCATACTCATCCGATAAACCACTAAATTCATCTTTATATTTATCTAAGTTAATTACTTGTGGGGCAAGTCTTACTTCCGTTCTGTCTGCTGATATTTCATCAATAAAAAATTTATATTCTTTTACATCAAGTTCACTTGGTTCACTTCCATCAATTGGTGGTTTTTCACCTTCAAATACTTTACCATCTTCATCAACATAAAAATATCCCATTGGTAAACCAGTGAGTTGTGGATTACCACTATGAACTATACCCGATTGATCTCCAACAGACTTAGTAAGTACCACTTCATCTGCTCCTGCCAATCGTCTATAAAATAAATACTTAACTTTATAATCACCACGAGTAAAACCAACTTTTCTTAAATCATTACCTGGTTTTAACTTTATACTATCGCCATCATTCTCAAAATCTTCACTCATACCAGATTTAAGATATGTATCATTTGTATCATATACATGAAATTTTACAAAATCTTCTACATCATTACCAAACGAAGGACTCAAGGCTCCTGTTTCTCCAAGAACCGACATCCTTTCTTTTTTCAGAAGTTCAAAATCTTTATCACTTAATTTAGTTAGTTGTTGTGACATTTTATGCAAGTTCCTTTATCTCTCTGTCTAAAACTTTATCTCTAATTTCTCCATCATGATATCGAGGAGATTTTTTATCAATTATTATATATTGATCTGGTCTTTCGTAATTTAATCCTGTATCTGGATCCTCAAATGCCAAAAATGTATTAACAGAATTTCTCATTGGTGTAGTTTTATTTATTGGAATAACTCTACCTTCATCATCAACAATTTGAGTTGCATTTTTAAATGTTTCGGCCTGTTCAAGATTCTTTTGATAATCAACTCTATCTTGTTCATGAAGTTTTAACCAGAATTCATTTTTCTTTAACTCTTCATTTGTATAGGGCATTTTCTATCTCACTACTTTAAATGAATGATTCTCATCAAAATATTGAACGGTTTCATCAACAGTTCCACTACCACTAACAATTTTATAATTTATTCTATAAAATCTTTCTGATTGCAATCCATTCATCCACAAATTGAAATAATTCCCTGTTGAATCACAACTTACCTTTGAACCACTTCCAAATGGTACAATAACATCTTCTGTATAAGCATCTTTAATTTCATAATAGGTACTTCCACTTGGTAAATATTTTACCGTATTATACCCAGTAGAATATTGAGTAGAAGAATAAGTTCTTTCGGGAAACCTTTCTCTACCAATAACTCTAAATTTTATTTTCGAATTTTCTTTATATTTTGGTCTAAATCCTCTCATATAAAGATTTATATCTTCTAAATTGGCCGATGAAAGTGGTGATAAACTTCCCGTTGCCCAAGTAGAATCATCCCAAACTACTTCTAATTTTGGTGGATATATTGTATGAGTATTAGATGAAAAGAAACTAAAATGTCCGTAACGTGTAGTATCGTTTTCCTCGGCTGAACCTAAATTACCAATACTACCACTTCTCTTTATCATAAATCCTTCATTTGGAACTGTACTATGTAACCATTTCCAAGTAATATCAGTTACATCCATTCTTAAATCTTTCGGTTCATGAGTAAAAGATTGAGAGGCCTCATATCCACTACCACTATACCAAGTTCCACCAGATTCAGAAACCTCGTTCCATTGAGTTCTCGTAATTCCATTATCTTTCCATTTCCAACTCACCCCATCCTCTACGATTGGAGAAAATAGATATTTTCCAGAACCATTTTCCCAAGATTGACTTACTGGATATCCATATAAAGTTTGTGCTACATTTAATTGAGATGAATTTGCATCATATAAATTTAAATAAAATTTTGTTTGTGAACCAGATGTAATTAACCCAGATGATATTGATTTTGATACATAAGTTAAATCGAATTTAAGAAGGGCCCGTGAAACATTTATTGTTGAGCCATCATCATTCATGTCTTTTCTTATTTCAAGAATCTCATCAAGTCCAGTATTTATACTTGCACTTGATTCATATAATGTTGTATCTTTGGTTGGAAATTCAAAATAATGCATTTACTTTCTCCCTTAAAAACTTACGCCTACAGAATCACCAACCGCTCTTCCTTCTATATCTATGTTGGGATATTTCAATTCAAATATAGATGGATCCAAAGAAGGGTATATTATACCATCTCTTGTCGCGTAATTTATATCATATACGTTTCCAGAATAACCATCTGTAGTTTGCCATTTATTAGTAAATAATACAGGATGTTTTTGTGGATTATCTTCCGATGGTGGAACAACTGCTCCAACACCTTCAACTGTTGAAATCGCTGCAACTAATTCTGCAATAACAATTGGTTGATTAATTTGCCACCTATCTATATCAAAAAATTCTTTAATACTTTGAATACATCTTAATGTTATTTCAGATTTATTAAATCCCCTACGGGCTATATAACCAAATTTTACTCCAAAATTAATAATCCATGCATTTTTAATATTAATCGCGTCTGTTACTAATCTATACTGACTAAGATATGTTTTAAGATTTTCTTTGACTGCCACATTAAGTTGAGTAAGTTTTCTATTTCCTGTATATCCAAGTGTATATAAATTTAACGCCATTGGATTTGGAAGTCTTTTAATAGATGATTGTACATTTTTATTTTTAAGTTGATCTAAATTTCTTTCATCAACAAAAATATTTGAACCATCTGCAGTTTCTTTTTGCATACTTGGAATATTTAATTGTTCATCTTGAACAATATATGCCTTTGCTACTGCTCCATATTTATTTCCCATTGCATAAGTTCTTATAATATAATCTTCTTTTGTTACAACTCTGCCCTGTGCTTGAAAATATGCTAATGCATTGTTTTTAATTTCAGTTGTTGTTTCTGCAGATTTTCCTCCTGTTGCTGGATATGGATTAGTTACTGCTACTGAATTTTGAGTTGAAGCAACTAAAGCTGCATTAAGACCAGTAGTAACTTGTGTAAATCCAATATTAGTTATATTTGATATTGTACCTGCTGCAACATTATCACCTATGCCCCCACCATAAGAATATTCAACAGTAAGAGTCGTATTTGCTGGTGCCTGTCCATATGCCTCTGTTTTCAAAAAGTTTGCTGGATCAAAATATGTATCAAGAAAACTTGGACTTCCAGGTAATGAAGAACCAACCGAATTTGGATTTGGAACTATTTCTTCATCTGGACTGTCTGATATACCAGAACCAAATCTTAATTCTGTTTTCCCATCCTGTACAATGTAAGTAACAAATCGTCTTGGTGTCTTTTTTAATTTTAACAAATAAGGAACTGTATCATTATATTGAACCAAACTTGGATCACTTGCCGCTGTATTCTCTACATCTATAAATGTAGTATCTTGTGCTAAAAATGGAACTTCGTACCATATATTACTATCACTATCTGTTACTGAAATTATCTCTATAACATCAGTAGCTCCTAATTTTATTCGTGGATATGATTCTGCTGCACCAAAAATAAAAGTTTCTGATTTAATAGTTCCACTTTGTACTCTTACAGTCTTTTTTAATAAATAAAATGTCGGAACTTTAGTTGTTTGGTTTACCTCATACACATCAATAGTTAAAGGATCAAATGAACCCGAAAATTTAAAATTACAATCTTCTAATGTTCTAAATATTGTACCATTATTTGAAGTAATTTGTGAACCTTCATTAACAGTTAAAGCATACTTCATATTTGGTTTTACTGACGTTCCTGTTCCAGTTGCAGGAATTGTTTGGAAAACATCTACATTTGTAAATGCAGGTTGAGTTATTTTCGGTTTATATCCATATACTTGAGCCATTTCATAAATAGTTTTTCTATCTTCTGCATAAGCCAATAACATTTCTTTAAATTGACTATCTACATAATATGAAAGAACATCACCTACATATGATG